CTTTGAGCAGCAGAAGGGCGCAATCTCGGTTGAGGTTCCATCAACGTTGAGCCGCACCCTCGCATGGCGCGGATACTTCGCAACGCTGATGATCGACCCAACCAAGTTCGTCAGCCTCACCTGATAAACACCTCCCCCGCTACCTGAGGAAAAGCACCACGCCATGACCACGTTCCAAATCATCCAATCATCACGCGTTGATGGTTATGGCGTGGTGCAATCCCTCGAACCAATCGCAAGCATCCCGCTCGGGTCACCAGTCAACATTGTTGGCTCAACCCGAGGCCTCGACGGCAACATGCAGACCGTATGGTCACTCATTGACTACGAACTGATTCGTGTTGACGCAGACGGCACACTTGTTTTTGATTACGACGTACCACGCCCACAACAACTCATCTTTCCGAACGCCGGCAGCGATCTTGCTTACGGTGTGGATAGCGGTGAGATCCGTTGGGAACCTGAAGCCACTTGGATCACCTCGGCAGATGTAACCGAATGGCTAGGCATCTCGGCGGCAACGGCAAATGATACGGCGTTTATCGCAACCTGTGTGGCAGCTGCAAACGTCTACTGTTATCGGGTAAGGCACGAAGCCGGCTATCACGACGACGCTGATGCTGTACCGGACAACTCGGTTGCTTTGGGTACAACAATGTACGCAGCAACGCTTTACAGGGAGCGTGGATCGGTCGATTCATTTGCATCGTTCGACCAAATGGGTGGCGCTGTACCGTTCGGCACAATGCAACGCATCAAACAGCTGTTAGGTGTACCGAGGGCGGCTATCGGTTGAAATGGCTGCCACAGGTATTCTCGCCGCCGCATACGACAACGTATGCACTCGCCTTGCTGATGCTGGCATGGTCGTCGTTAAAGACCCGCGCAACGCCCGCCCAATGTCCGTGTTCGTTGAAGCACCAACCGTAATCGGTTTCAACAGCAACATCATTGACGCAACCATCGTGTGCCGCATACTTGCCGGCGGCCCTGGCAATAGCGACGCACTCGATTACCTTATGACACAAGCCGACATCATTATTGAAAATGTTGAAGGCATCACCGACGCACGGCCCTCAGCTGCGCTCATCGGTGAACAACAGATCCCCGCATACGACCTCACGGTCAGAGTTTCAACAAGGAGAAACTGAAAATGGCAACAACCACCGTGCTGAGCCAACCGGCTCTGCTCATCAACTCCGTTGATTACAGCGACCAATGCACCTCAGCGGTCGTCACCATCAACTTTGAACAGCTTGAAGCAACCTCGTTTGCTGACGGCGCCCGCAAATACACCGCCGGCCTCGGCAACCACGAAGTGACAGCAACGCTCATGCTCGCCTACGGCACTTCAGAAGTTGAAGAAAACTTGGCTGCTCTTGTTGGCACCACAACCGATGTTGTTGTGTACGCCACCTCGAGCACCACGCCAGCAGTCGGCAACCCCGAATACACCTTCAGCGGCATGTATCTTGCAAGCATCACGCCGATCAACGGTGCGCTCGGATCACTCCAAACAATCGATTTGACGTTCACCGGCGGCACCTACGTGCGCGCCACCGCCTGACCGAACCTAACCTGAAAGCACCGACATGCAATTAACCATTCAGGTCACCACAGCGGATGACCAATACCAAGTAGACACCAACCTATTCACGATTGTGGCATGGGAAAGAAAATTCAAAACGAAAGCCAGCAACTTATCGCAGGGCATCGGGATGGAAGATCTCGCCTATCTCGCATACGAATCATCGAAACAGCACGGCCACATAGTTCCAGCCGTGTTCGATGATTTTGTGAAGAAAGTTGTGAAACTTGAAGTGATCGGAGAAGGCGACGAACGCCCTACGAACGAGGCACCCACCGACGAGCACTAGCAGAACTCCTGTTAGCCGTCGGCTGGTGGCCTCATCACATCGAGTTTGATACAAGAGACCTATTAACCGTAAATGACGTAGCGAAAGAGAGGAACCGTGCTCAAAGGCGTTGACATCGACACCGACGGCATCGGCGTACTCGTTCGCTACCTGCGCAAAGTCGAACCCGACCTAGCGAAACAGCTGCCAAAAGAAATGCGGCACGTTGCAAAACCGATCGTGTCACGCGCACGAGAACTTGTACCGCAACCCACAGCCCTAACTAACTGGGGTAAATGGACATTGGCACGCTCAAGCGGCGGCGACCGTGCCTGGACAAAAAAAGCAACAACCGGCATTGTCGCACAAACCGACGTACGAGCACTCGGCCCACAAGGCCAAATCAACCTGCTCTCAATCGTGCAAAAAGACCCTGCTGGCGCAATCTACGAAAACGCTGGCCGGCATCCGCAAGCAGATTCTGCTCGAGGCCGTGCATTCATTCGAAACCTCAACAACAAACACGGCCAGTCACCGCGCACACTTTGGCCGGCCGTAGAGCAAAACCTGTTTTATTTGAACCGTGAACTACAAGACGTAATCGATCGGTGGTCGGCCGAACTCGAGAAAACATTGAAAGCTGCATGACATGGCACGGATACCGTTAGTAACCGAGTTTGAGGGCAAAGGCCTTGACCGTGCTATTAAAGAGTTCAAGAAACTTGAAGGCGCAGGCGCAAAAGCCAGTTACGCACTCAAACAGGCGTTCGTACCGGCCACAGCAGCGTTAGCCGGCCTTACAGCGGCCGCCGGTCTATCTGTAAAAGCAGCGATTGAGGACACGGCACAACAGGCCGAACTGGCACGAACACTTCAAGCAACTACCGAAGCAACCGAAGCACAAGTAGCGGCGGTTGAGTCGTACATCGCAGAAACCGAGAAAGCGGTAGCGGTATCTGACGCAGAACTACGGCCGGCGTTCGCCAATCTTGTTCGTGCAACGGGTGATGTAACCCAAGCACAAGAACTGATGACCCTTGCGCTTGATGTCGCTGCGGCCACCGGCAAAGACCTCGAAACCGTAACCGAAGCCCTACAGGAAGGCTTCCAGGGCGAAGTAGGCCCACTCAAAGAACTTGACAAATCGCTAACCGACATGATCGCTAGCGGCGCAGATGCCGATGAGGTCATGGCACAGCTCGCCAAAACGTTCGGTGGTGCCGCACAAGAATCAACAGAAACACTTGAAGGCCGCTTCAAGTTAATGAAAATCGAATTGGACAACGCCAAAGAAGCAATCGGCATGGCGTTACTACCCGTACTTGAGCAACTGTTACCAATACTTGAACGCGTGGCCGGCTGGGTAGGTGAAAACACAGATCTTATTCTCATCATCGGTGCTGTCGTTGGCACTTTTGCTGCAGCGATCGTCGGCCTCAACATCGCATTGGGTATCTACAACACCATTCAAGCCGTGACAGCTGCACTCAACGCCGTGCTCGCAACATCGTTCACCGCTCTTTGGGTCGCTACAGGTGTCGGCATCATCATCGCAATCATTGCCGCACTTGTCGTGCTGCAAATGAAATTCAACATCCTCGGTCACGCCGCCGATTTCGTCAAGTTTTTGTTTGAAAAAGCGTGGGATGCAATCAAATGGGTTATCAACAAAGCCATTGACGGCATCAACGCAATCATCAGGCTCATCAACAAAATACCTGGTATCGATATCCCCCAGATCGGCCACATTGGCGAACAGATCGAGGAAACCGAAAAAAAGACGCGCAGCCTCACCGACCAAATTAAAAAAGCTGCAGTCGAATTTGAACACGGCCGTGAACCGATGGGCCGTTTTGAGATCTCAATTCGCAACGTAAAAGACGAGGCCGAAGAACTCGAGTACACACTCGGCCGTGTCGATGAGGCATTCGACCCGCTCAACGAAGGCATCGAAACAGCAACGACACGCCTTGACCGATTCTTTGACTCACTCGACCAGCAAGCAGCAACAGACGAATTCATTGAAGATCTCACCGACATCGCACAAAAACTTGCCGGTGTCACCGAAGGGTCAGAAGCCTGGCAAGACGCACAAAACGAAGCGTACGAAGCACTACGCAAACTCCGAGGCGAACGCGAAGACCTGTCCGACTCATTCTTTGAGGTACTCAAACTAGAAATTGACACAGGCGACCTCGAGCGCGCCGTGTTCCTCATGCAAAACCTTGTAGACCTCGGCGGCAAAGAAATACCGAGCGACCTATCAGCCTACGGTGTACCAACTTTCAACCTCGGCCAAGCAATGGCCGGCATACCTATGTTCGCTGATGGTGGCATTGTGACCGGCCCGACGTTAGGCATTGTTGGCGAGGCCGGCCCCGAAGCGATCATCCCGCTTGACCAGATGGGCCGTATGGGTGGCATGAACATCACAATCAACATGCCGGCCGGTAGCAACGGCGACGACATCGTTAGAGCACTTCAAAACTACAGCCGGCGCAATGGTGCCGCCCCTATTCCTGTGACCTCAAACGCAAGGTTCTAACATGACGGCGTTCGCAGGTTGGCAAATAGATTTGATTGATGGGACAGGCGCAACCGACATAACTTCGTTTGTGCAAGGTTTCAACATTTATTGCGAAGCCAACATTGGTCGTTTTAGCCCAACGAATGTTGTATTGACACTTAACAACGATGGCGGCGATTTTACGCCGGCCGAAGGCGGAGGCACCGGCACCTACGCCTCAATCGATTGGCTAACAAAAGCGATCAGAATTGCACCATCGGCCGACACCGCTCGTTTCACAGCGCACGTGTTCGTTTCTGATTTTAAAATGCGCGACAACGGCACCGCCTCATCAGTACAACTCACCTGTGAAGATTGGTTGTCGCTGGCCTCAAGCGAACTGTTCGACATCACAGAAAACACCACAACAACCGATTACGCCAATTTCATTGACAACGTTTTAGGTGGCGCATCAGGATTCGGCCCAGGCGCAACACTTCCCGACTACGGCCAACCCACATACAGCAAAGCCATATTCATTACCGACACAAGCGACCCCGTTGCAGACCAACTTGCCAGACCGGCCGCATCAAACGTCAGCAGCCTCGACTACATAAACGAAGCAGTTTTTGGTGGCTATCCATCAATAATCATTCCAACGGAAGCCGCAATAGCCGGCACCACCGTGTTTTATCTAGCAACAGCACTCAACCGCACAATTACATACAACAACACATTTCGCATTCCTGTCGCATTCTCGGACAGCCCGACAGGCACAACACTCGCATTCGCAGAACTTGACCCCGGGTTTAATTTTGAAGAAATAACAAGCACCGCCACCGTCACATCAGGCATCACCGGCGTGGCAACCCAAACCTCAACAAACACCGGCACCGGCAACAGCTACGGCACACGCGCACGTTTCTACAACAACACCGGAAACAACACCGAAACCGACAACGGCAACGACGCCGGCGCACTCGAAGCCGCAGAATTCTGGACAAAACGACAAGGCAAAGCAAGATACATACCACGCCGGCTCACAACCTCGATCGAGTTAATTGATGACCGAAACGGTACGGCAGCTGCAACCACGCTTATCAATTTGATGGCCGCTGTTGACGGCTTGTTTCAACCGTGCGATATCACGTACACGCCGACCGGCGGCAGCCAAGTCACAGCAAACTGTGTGATCTCGGGTCGCACCATTCAAGCAACACCAGGCCGCACAACAATCACCCTCGACTTGTTGCCGGCGCAGGATTATCAGTCGTTTGTGTTGGATTCTGACACTCTCGGCGTGTTGGACACGAACAGATTAGGATAGAAATATGTCTTTCCCTTATTCGTCGGGCGATGTGCTAACTGCAGCAGACCTCAACGCCTCATCAAACCTTGTTTTGGTGACTGACGTCACGATCGGCACTTCAGTTTCGTCAGTATCTGTCAGCAACGCATTCAATAGCACGTACGACAATTACCGAATTATTGTTGATATTGCTTCAAGCGGTGCAGATGGGGCGTTCAGGTTGCAATTAGGAAGCACTACAACCAATTACTATGGCGGCCATTACGGTTACCGTTGGACTGGCGTTGCGTATTCAGACATACAAAACAACGGATCTCAACCCAGCATCGGCGCAAGTGGTGGCGGTCGAGGCGGCTTCTCAGTCATTGACATCAACAACCCGTACCTAACACAAATTACAGCGTGGCGTGGCAATTGGACATATCGCAGAATTAGTAGCGGTTTAGGTGCGTTTGGGTTTTGTGGCGGCATCGTTGACAACTCAACGTCGTACACCTCATTTACACTTGCCGTTGACTCAACAACAATGACTGGCGGAACAATTCACGTGTACGGATACAACAACGGGTGATCACAATGGCTACATGGACACGGCAAGAACTAGAAACCGCTTACCCTGAGGGCACAATCAACGTGCAAATTGATGACGAAATAACGCCAATGAGCACCGAAGAATGGAATTTATGGATTGAGTCACAAGTCGGCACCGAAAAAGAGCCGGCATGATTCGCGCAACTGTTCTAGTGTTTATCGGTTTAGCGATCACCGCTATCGGTATTTGGGGCTTGCAGGAGTGAAATATGCGCTGGCTGTGGTGGCACTTCTTATTACGTCGGCCTGCGGCTATGACGGCGGCTACCGCTACCCATGCCAGAACCCTGACAACTGGGAACTCGAGGACTGCAAACCACCAAAATGCACGGTGTGGGGAACCTGCCCAGATGACCTCGTTCCATCCTGTGGCGCAATGATGGGTACAGACTGCAAAGGCGTGTAAATGTTTAGACCATCCCACCGGTACACAGCTGACGAACTAAAAGCACGCCTTGTGTTTGTTGTCGGCTGTTCGCTTGCGTTCGCTTTCGTGCTCGCAATGGCCGTCATTCTCTACGGCCTACTCTTCGTTACACAACCGATTGAGTATCAATCACCAAACGACGCAGCCGCATGGGGCGTACTCAACCCGATGGTGCTGTTCCTAACTGGCGCCCTCTCAGGTGTGCTCGCCTCAAACGGCCTGAAAGGAAAAAAAGACAATGAATAACGAACAACTACGCGACTACGCTGAACGAGCTGTAGCGACCGCCGTACAGGCCGGCATCGCTTCATACATGGTTGGTGCAGGCTGGAAAGCCGCCGGTGCAGCTGCAATCGGTGCAGGTCTTGCGGTGGTGAAGGCTACAACTAAGCAGCGTTTGGCGAAGCCTAAGGTGGAAGCATGAGACCGTACACAGGTACAGACAAAATCGCTTCAGGTAAGCGTGCAGGCACTGAAGCGTTTGTTGCCGCTATCCAGAATGCGTCAGGCCGGCAGGTGTGGAACAACGGCACTTTTGGTGTACGCAAAAAGCGTGGCTCACAATCATCAAACCTGTCTGGCATGTCTGTTCATGCAACCGGCCGTGCCGCCGATTTGAGCCGGCGTGCATGGTCTGGCCGGCCTGGCTGTTCCCGTGCAGACTTCGAGAAGGTCATTGATTGGCTGATCTCAATAGCGGATGACATCGGCCTCGAGTATTTGGCAGATTACGAATACGGCTCTGGTGGCCGAGGTTGGCGTTGCGACCGTGACGACTGGAATATCTACAAGCCAGGTGTCATCAAGGGCGGCGGCTCAGGCGACTGGATTCACATAGAACTAGATAACGAGCACGCTGACGCTACGGGTTGGGTAGATGCCGCAATGGCTACGTTTCCGCTCGGCAACCACGTACCAGCTGAGGACACCGCTACGGGTTGGAAAACCTGCCGTCTCGGTGACTCCGGTGACAACGTGCGCGAAGTACAAGCAACGTTAAAGGCAGCTGGTTACAAGAACTCGACCGGCAAAAAACCGCTTGTTGTTGACGGCGATTTCGGTGCAACGACCGATAAGCGTGTCAGGCAATACCAAAAGGATCACGGCCTAGTTGTTGATGGCATTGTCGGCCCACAAACCGCCGGCCACATGCAAATTGCTTGACAATGTGACACGCTGAGCGCATAATGAGGTCTCCAGCCAACAACAAAAGGAGACCAAACATGCGTGCAATAGCTGCGCTTATTGTCGCTACGGCGGCATCGCTTTACGGGCTGTACGGCCCAACATTCGTACCCGACCCCAACGCTTTCACAGTAAGCACAACGGAACAGGTACAGTCGGCACCGACGATAACTGGCGTTGTTTCGGTGCCGACACCATCGCCCTCGGATGACGAATTGATTCATACCAATGTCCTCGAGGAGCCGGCGACGACCACCACTTCACCAACTTTGGCCTCCGTTGGCTGGAGCGGCAGATGTGTGGAGTGGTGGTCAACCGCTATGCGTATGGGATGGCCCGAACACCTACTGCCTACGTTGGGTGAGGTGATGTGGAACGAATCCCGCTGCCAATCCGACGCACACAACAAACGCTCAGGCGACTACGGCCTCACACAAATCAACTGGGGCTACCACGACCAACGCACCCACAGGTTCGGCTACACAAAACTCGATCTGTTCGTGCCGGCCGTCAACCTGATGATCGCATACGACATTTATCTTGACGCACTCTCAACCAGCCCTGATTGTGGCTGGTGGCCCTGGGCCGCATCCGGCAACTACTGCGGAGGCTCACGATGAACCAGCCGACCCTATTTGATCAGCCCACACCGTTCGAGCGTGGCATGGCCGGCTCAGCCAAAGCCGCACGTAAATGGACAGACGACCAAATCGCCCAGGTAGATCGAGCAATCAGACGAGTCGCCTACTTTATGCCACGTTGGACAGTTGACGACGTATGGGAACAGTTGCCGGCCGATTTCCCTGTCAACAAAGGCATCGGTGCCAGGCTCAACAAAGCTGCACGCGCCGGCATGATCCGTGCCACAGACCGCACCCGAATCTCAACACGAACCAACGAACACGGACACGGCCAACGCCTGACTGTGTGGGAAACCATAGAAAGGCCGGCCGATGGCATTTGATTTATCTAATTACCAAACTGTTGCTGAACGCCTGCACCTGTGGCTTCAGGCTTGCAAAGGCCTCGAGGTACAGCCACGCGTCATTACAGAACTTGTGGAGCGTTCAGAAGGCTGGTGCCTGTTTAAAGCATCGCTGTATGAGGATGATGTGCTGATTTCGACCGGTTGGGCAGAAGAACACGCCACCGAACGAGGCGTGAACGCAACCAGCCACGTAGAAAACTGCGAAACATCAGCAGTAGGCCGAGCCTTAGCAAACGCCGGCTGGGCCGGTAGCGACCCCGCACGGCGTGCATCACGTGAAGAAATGCAGAAGGTGCAACGCAACAACCCGATCACAGGCGCACCACC